CGGGGGGCGGCCGCGGGCCCGGGGGGGGGCGGGGGGGGGGCCGACGGCGCGAGGTGGGGGGGAGGAGGCGGGGGCAGCTCCCGCAATGGGCGCCCGTGCGGGGTGAGGTCCTCGCGGCCGACGAAACTGACGCCGAAGGGAATCACGCGCATGCGCGCCCACAGTGCAGGGTCTCCACCCCTCACCCGGGGCTTGTAGTTGGTCTGCAAGAAAAGTTTCTGCGTCGGGGCGAACGTGAAAAACTCCCCGCCCATGTACCGCGCGCGGATGCTGTCCCCGCCGGTGAGCTTCTTCAACATGCCTTCATTGAGCTTGTCGCTCGGCCGAAGCTCGGCAGCGACACCGAACCGAACCCCAAGTAGCTGCGCGAACATGTTCGGGTGCGGGTCATTGCGGCTCTCGAGGATGACATCGTTCGGGAGCGCCGTGGCGTAGGGGCCGAGGGCCGAGAAGACCGCCTCGACGAGGGTGCCTTTCCCGTTACGTCCGGTCTGACCCCACAAAACGGGGAAAACATGCTCGCGAATGACACCGCTCGCGGCGTACCCGATGCACCGCCCGAGATATTCCCGCGTCTCGACGTTGGGCAGTACCTGGGCAAGAAACGATATGAAGGTCGGGCACGTCGCCGACGGGTCGAAGGCGACGGGAATCATGCGCGTGCACAGGTCCTCGCGCCGATGTGCTTGAAGGGTTCCCGTGCGCAGATCCACGGTGCCGTTCGAGCAGTTCAACAACCACGGGTCGCGGTCAAGCTCATTGCTTGCGACGCTGATGCCGGTCTCGCTGGCGGCGAGCGTGAGCATGGCGGCACGACGGGGAGCGGCCTCGCTTTTCTCGGCATGACGACGGAGAAGCACCCGCCGCACGTCGTCGCCCTCGGTGAGCTGGTCAATCTGCCACGAGCGTGCGACAGCCTTTGTCGCATGCAGTGCAGCGGCGTCCCCGCCCTGCTCCCAATGCGAACCGGTCCAATGTAGCCAGCAGTTGTCGTCGACGAGATGGCGGAAGTTTTTCCCGTGCATCCTTACCCATCGCTCGGCGTTGCCCGAGTCGGTGAGGTACTCCACGACGCCCTCGGCGGCCGGTGGGGCGGCCTCGACCACCTTGGCGACGGCGACCCGGCGAGCGTCCAGGATGAGCGCTTGCAGGCCTTCACGTGTGCCGCCAGCTGCAATCCAATCGGCAGCGTCGGCGCCTTTCTGGTTGAGGTCGGTGGTAATGGTCACCAGCTCGGCGGCGACACCCTGCAGCACGGTGGCAATCTTGGCCATCGCGGCCCGGCCGACGTCGTCGTTGTCGGGCCACAGGGCAAGATGGGCCCCGCGAAAGTGCTCGGCGAACTGCGCCGTCCACGTCGTCCGCTCGTCGCCACCGACGGCGCCGGTTCCCCCTGCCCATGTCGTGGCGACCACGCCCAGGGCGGCGACCGCGTCGGCGGCTTTCTCGCCCTCGGTGAGCACAATGACGGCGCCAGTCGACCGCGCGGCGACGAGTTGCGGGAGTCGGTAGGGTAGCTGCACCGAGGCCTTGCCCCCATGCCCGTCGGCGAGGTGCTGCGAGTAGGATTTGCGTTTGCCGTTGCTTTTCCCGTCCCTACCCCTGCCCGGTTCCCATCGTTTCACGCTGTAGGCCCGGGCCCCGTCGGCGGTGAGGTAATGCCATTCGTCGACAATGCGAGGGGCCTCGTCGGCCACCTCCATAAGAGGTACGCCGGCCACGGTGGAAAGTTCGAGGATGGCCTCGAGGAACCCTACCCCGCGCAGCCGTTCGAGCATCGTCAGCGCATCGCCACCAGCTCCACACGCGCGACAAATATAAACCCCCTTGGCGTCGTCGATGTCCAGGCTTGGATTGCTGTCTTTGTGAAACGGGCACACGGCCGAATAGTGGGGGCCATGCTCGTGTTTGACGCGCTGGCAGAAAAGTCGCGCAACGTTGGCCATCGACGACGCTCGCTTGACGTCGTCGATGCTTTGCTGGGTGTACTTCACGGGGTCGCCTCGGGTCTGTTGCGCTGGCGTTTCGTGGTCGCTCGCGCGTGGTCGGTGTTCGATGGGGGGTGAATCAATGCATGAGAAGCGACGGGGCGGCAATGACACCCACCCCGCCGCTTCCTGATGCGCTTAAATATGGCGCATTTTCATTGCCAGCGCGTAGGCCTTCGCGTCAGCCCGTCTTTGCGCGCTGCGCTCTTTGCTCGCCGCGGTGTCTTTCGCTCGCTGCGCAATCGTCTTTTTTCGCTCATCGGCCGACTTCGCGACGAGGTCGGCGTACTTCTCCGGTGGTATCAGCTCGTCCTCGAGACATCGCACCGGCAGCGCCGGCGGGCGAAGGGTGTCATCGTCATCCCACACGAGAACCCATCGCGGGTTGCGTTCGTCGGTCATGCGTCACCTCGTGGCGGCGGAGCTTCCCCATGCACCATGTGGAACAGGTCCTCGGCGGCGACGTCGAGGTCGACGCGGTTGAGCAGGGCGAAGTGCCTACTGCCGTCGACGATTAGTTCGATCCACCATCGTCCACGCTCGTTGATAACGCTGCGGGCGGTCAGGATACTGGGTCGCCGATGCGCGCGCAGCTCATGGGTATTTAGGGCGACGACAAGGGCAGCGGGCAGAACTCCCCCGCCCATTGTGAGCTGTTCAGCCATCGAGCACCTCGTCGAGGATGGAGAGTTGCCCCTGGTCATCGTCGTCCTCGACGGCGGGCACCTTCGCTTTCTTCGTTTTCTTCGCCTTCTCCTTCCGCTCGATGCGTGTCGTCAGGTGCTCGGCGAGCCACGCGGGGATGTCCGCGCGTTCCACCGTCGGTGGCATGCCGCCAGCCTCGCAGACGGCTTCGATGGCGTGCATCTCGTCCTCGGTCTGGGTGGCGTAAGCCTGCGAGAGGGCCAAGGCCTTTGCGGTCTCGCCTCTCCCACCGTCCATGATTTGGCTGGCGACCTCGGTCACGGCCTGGGCAACTACATCGATGGCGGCACCGAAGTCGCACGTGGACGCAATCTCGGCGGCGAGGGTATTGATGGGCCGGATGGCCTTGGCGAGGGCGCGAACCTTTCCGGTGATGGTGGCAATCTCCTCGGCGTACATGGCTTCGTCGGCGTCGTGGTTTTCGACGCGCGCCTTGATTTCCTTGATGCGGGCCGCACGCTCTTTCTTCAGTTCGTCCTCGGTCCATTGCAGGTTGCGTCGAAGACTCTCCATCTCGCTCGCGGGCCACGCGGTATCGACAGCGATGATGTGGGCCAGCAACCGATGAAGGCTATCGATGACCTGCACCTTGTCGTCCTCGATGATGAGAAGCTCCTGGACGACGTTGTGCTTTTCTTCCTCGAGGATGGTGCGGATATCGTCGAGCCCGACGACCATGCTGTCGACGGCAGGGCGGGCGTCAAGCTCTCGCTGCACCTCGGCCAGCTCGGTTTTCAGCACGTCAATCTGGTGGGTGTGTCGCGACGCGGCAGAGAGCGCCGCCTCTTCGAGGTCGGCGAGTACGTCACGGGTGAGGCGGGCGCGGGCCCGGATGCGCTCGCGGTCGGCGTCGTGAGTCGCAATGGGAAACATTTCTTCGGTCATGGGTGTGTGCTCCTGGTGGTCGTGTTGAGGTGCCCCGTGTCGCCGGGGCCACGCGATGCGAACGGTTAATCTTTTTTCCAGCCACCGACGACGACGGCGGCAACCTGCGCGGCGGCGTCGGGGATGACGGCGGCGATGCGTGACACCATGTCGGCGTGTTTGGCGGCGCAGGCGTTGACGTCTTCGGATGAGGCGATGTCGGCGAGGATGGTATCGAGCGTCGCTCGTGCCTTCGCGAGCTTCTCCTCGGCGCTTGCCTCCTTCTTCGCGGCCTTCGCTGGGGCTGCAGCAACGACGAGCGGTTGCACGACGTAGGGTTTTCGCGACGCCTTCGACGCGGTCAGGGACAACGTCACGCTGCGCGTCATCTCGCTCATGTGGCTGATTCGAATCCCACCGACGGCGGCGCCACCGAACACGACGCTCTCGTCGCGAAACAGCGTCAATGAGCGGCCGACATAGGCACCACCGTCGCGACCCCACACGTGCACGAGGACGCGGCGCATGCTCTTGCAGGGGAGGTACGGTTTCCCGTTGTCCCCCTCGAAGTGCACGGCCACAGGCTGGTCACCCTGCCCCGTTGACGCGCGCGCTTTCACGGCGGTGACGAGGATGGTTCGAGGGCCGACAATCAAGTCGTCGGCGTTGAGCTGGTCTGATTTGGGGGCGATGGTTGCCCCGAGGTCGATGCCGGTCATGGTTGCTCCTGGTCGTGGTTGTCGTGATGGTCAGATTACAATCGTGTCGTCGCGTCGTTCGGTCGGGATGAGTCGATAGTCTGGGTCGCTCATCCGTTCGACGATTTTCGCATACTCCTCGTCGAGGCGTTCGTGAAACTTTGCCGCAGCGGCGATGATGGCGGCCTGGACTTCCTCGTCGGGGAACACGCGTTTCGTGAACATCGGGAGACCGGCCGAGAAGCTCACGAAGTCGCACCATTTGCGCTCTGACACGAGGAACCCGGTCTGCACCTGCAACATGAAGTCCTCGGGCATTTGTGCGGCAAGGATGGTGCGAACCTGCTCGCGTTGAATGCGCGACTTGACTTCGACAAATCCGTTTTCGCCGACGAGCAGGTCAGGCGAGAAACCCAACGTGAAGCCCCATTTATCGTTCGTCATGAACCCGACACGGTGCCCGACCTCGTAGGCGTCCTCGTAAATATTCAGCGCCTCGCCTTCGTCGGCCTCACCGCGTAACATGTGTTCCCCGACGTAGGTCGGTTCCACGTACTGCGTGACACGCTGGGCGAGTAACTCGTAGAGGTGAGACCTGCTCTTGTCGTTGTCGGCGGCCTTGAGCTTCGAGGGCGTGACGACGTGCTTCATCTCGCTCGCCGTGAGCAATCCGCAGCGAGCCTGCAGCCACTCGGGCGAGCCTTGGACTAGTTCTTTGTAGACCGTGAGAGTCATGAGAGCACCTTGAAGTCCTCGGTAGCGGCATAGAGGCGAGCAATCTTCTCGCCACTGGCGAAGGCCATGATGGCGCGCACTGCGTACGGGTAATGCTCTCGCCCACGGCGGGCGTTGCGGTCATTCGACATGCGCAGGATGCACGTCGCCGAGTCCGGACCTTCCCACGACCCTCGGCGGTATTCATCGCAGAACCGCAATGCGTCGGCCTCGTTGATGACATTGGCGCGGACTGCACGAGACAGGGCGCCGACGACTGCGCTCGGCATGCTGTCCCCGAGGATCATCTTTCGAAGCAAGTCCCCATGTTTGCCGGTAACGAACAGGCAGACCTCGGTTTTCGACGCATGGCGTGCAGCGCTCCCGACGATTGCGAAGTTCGCAGCGGCGGCGAGCTTGTTCGTGTTCAGCTCGCCGGCCAGGTGCAGCACGTCGGCGGCGGTGCGTCGGCTCGCATCCCCGATGACGTGGAATGTCACGGGCTCGCAATCGCGGAAAACCAACGACGTGATGGTGACCCCGCTTTTCACGACGGCAGTTAGGCGATGTTGTCCGTCGATGAGCGCACCGGCGGTGTCGAAAGCAATCCCCTCGTGTGTGCATTGCCAATGACCGGCGGTCATGGAGTCGGCCAGCGCTTCGACGTGCTTGGATTTGAGTGTGCGGTTCGCCGTGTTCCGTTCAAGGTAGGCGGCGGCGGTAGTTGGCGTGATGGTCTCGGTCGAGGTGTGCATGTTCAGGTGTCCTTTTTTGCGATGGTCGTGAGGGCGAGGGCGATGGCTTCGAGAGCCTTGACGCGGCGAGCTTGCAACTGCTCTTTCTCGGTTTCGTTCGACGGTAATCGTGACGTCGATGGGCGAGGGTGGTTGAGGTAGGCGTGACTCTGCGCGGCGGCCTGGTTGGCGACGGCGTCGGTGACGTTGCAGAGGTCGTCGACGATATCGTGCGCGAGCTGTTCATACTCCAGGCGGTCAAGGGTAGTGCCAGAGAACAGCGCAGCGTGGGCACCTGTGCGGTTGAGGGTGTTCATGCGTCATCACCGGCGACGGCGTAGCTGATGAAGGCCTTGCGATTCCCCTCGGGTTTCGTCTCTCGCCACGCGCGAAGCTCGGCGACGTCGACGTAGAAGAGAAATCCGCTGCGCATCGGCGGGCAGGCAACCTTGTCGTGCGGTGCGCCGGACATGCACCAGCGGCGAAGTGTGGCGCGGTCGAGGCCCATCAACGTCGCGGCAATAGCCAGCGTCGTCGCTCGTTTTGTTTTTTTCTTGGTCATGTTTGTCCTCGTCGGCGTCCTCGTCAGGACAACCCACCCAATGCGGGTGCGCCGTGGTCGTCGACGGGTGGCGAATCCAAGCACCACCCGTTTCGGTCGTTATCCCTGCAGCGACATGCTACAGGGCAACCATTTTCCCGCTGCGTCGAAGTCAACGGGAAAACTTGGAACTATCGCTCGCGGTGCCGGCGCTGCCGGTAGGCCACCCAGGCACGGAGCGTGCCTTCGTCGACCCAGCCTTTGCCGACCTCGACGTCCAAGGCGCACGCATCGAGGACGTGCGCTATCTCGCGCTCGATGCGGGCGTCGCACATTGCCGGTGTCCAGGGCGTGCCGTCGATCGTTGCCCCTGCGCCGACGAGCAGGGCAGCGTCGACGACGGCAGACACACCGGCGATCAGGTGCCTACGGCGAGCGTCGACGCGGCCCCTCGCGGCCTGAGCTACCAGGTGGCGAGCGTGAGCGTCGTCATCGAGGGCGACGACACAGGCACCGGTGAGCAGATCCATGGCGTCGCGTGCCGCGAAACCATACGTCTCGGCGACTGCGATGGTCATGGCATCGAGTGCCCGGCGAAGCGCTCGCTGCGCGCCGGCCGGGGTTTTCCAGCCCGTGGCATCCCAGCCCGAGGTTGCCACCGACGGCCATCCGGCGGTGAGACGAATGAGGCCATGCGTGCTCTCGATGCACACCTTCACCGGCCACCCCCTCGCAGCACACCGACCGCCGCAAGGGCCCCGGCAGCGCTCACACCGACGACGACGGCGATACCGTCGACAGCGACAACCCAACCCGCGCACCCATGGCGCGTGACGGTAATCACACGTCCGCCAGGTAGTCGGCGATTGCGTCGGCGAAGTCGGACTCGAAGGCCTCGCGAACGACGCGGTGGTCGCGAACCCAGTCGGCCAACTCGACGAGCGTCATCGCATCGAGGACGGCCTCGAAGGCGTCGTCGTTGTCCGCGAAACGGCGGGCGGCGGGGTCGGGGAGCAGTCGGTCAAAGTCGGGCAGGTCGCGCATGTTTTCTCCTCGCCGGGGTCGTGGTCCCGGCACGCCAAAACCCCGGGCTCACCGGGGAATGCTGGGCAAGTTGTCGAGGAGGAATCAGCAGGCGCCGTCGAGAATCCATGCAGCGACCTGCTTGCGGGCGGCGGCGCGGGAAAGGCTACCGATGGTCTCGCGAATCGACTCGGCCACGAGGTGGCGGGCGTCGCGGGCAGTGACGGCCTTGCGAGCAAGGTTGTCGTAAATCCCACGGGGGTCCATGCGGGGGCGGTAGTGCTCGGCGATTTGGGCGACGGTGAGACCAAGGGCGAGGCCCGAAACGTAGGCGGCGTCGAGGTCTTGGTTGGAAGCTGCGGCCTCGTCAAAGTCCTCGATGCGGTCAAGGCTGACAACGCGCGGTTGGTCGTCGCTGTCGATGCGCGCGGCCTGAGCCTTGGCATGGACGCGGTTTCCGTAGGCTGCGACGATGCCGTCGCAGGTGACGACGACGTGAGGGCGGCTGCGGAAGGTGCGGATGGCGTCGGTGGTCTTCATGGTCGTGCTCCTGCTTGCGGCGTTGTTCGTGCGCCTGAACCAACTGTGCACCAGCTGGTGCATGATGTCAAGTATGGTGGCGATGTTTTTTTATGGGGCTTTGCAAAGCCGTTTTACGCGAATCGGGTGCGACACGGGGGGGGCGCTGATTTGTGACCGTGCGCACAAAAACAAACGCCACCCCGCGAAAGGTGGCGCTTGCCGAACATGACCATGACCCGAAACGCCCACGACGGCGCCATCACCCGAGGTTACGCATCGTCGTCGTCGACGTCAACGCAGTTCGTCGAGGGCCGCTCGTCGTTGGTCGACCCCGAGGATGCTCGCAATCTCCTCCTCGGTCATTCCTCGTCGGCGCAGGTCCTCGGCGAGGGCAACGTCTTCGGGCGGGAGCGGCGCACGATATTTGGCCTCGCCTGCTCCTCGAACGGCCGACGTGACGGCACCAGCTGCACGAGCCGACGCTGCGCTCGCCGGGGCGGGTTCGGTGAGAGCGAAGGTGCCCAGACGTCGACCGACGTCGGCCGAGATCTCCTTGCCCGTCGCTCGCATTTGCGAACCGCGAGCACTGCCGGCCTTGAACGCACCGACGGCGGCGGCGCCACCGACAGGGCCGCCGAGTGCCTCACCGGCCTTCGCGACCTCGGCCTCCCGCAGTCCGACCAGGCGACCACCAGCGGCCCTCCCAAGACTCTCGGCGGTCTGCTCCTCGAGCAGTCGGGCGACCTGCTCGGCCTTGCGCAACTCCTGGTACATGTCCTTCGCGCCGGCCGGGCCCGGGCTCCCGCGCAGACGGGAAACCATCGTGCTGACCTCCGACGGAGCCACACCGACGAGGGCGGTCTCGACGGCGTCGTCGGCGGTGTCGCGCAACGAGCGGATATACTCCTGTTTCGCCAGCACCTGCGCGGGGCTGTCCCCCCATTTGCCGGCGACTTTCCCGGCGACGTTCGCTTTTCGCTGCACCTGTCCGAGGGTGTAGACGACGTCGCTCGCGTCGAGTTCGTCGGCCTGGGCGAGCATCGTCTCGACGACGGGGCGATATTCGTCGGAGTCGGCGAGCAACTCGCGGGCCCGCTCGCGGACTCGGGCGGCGAGTTGCTGCGACGACACCGACGCACCGGCGGCGTCGGCCTGTTCCAGGAGCACCCGCTTTGCCTCGTTGACGGTTTCGCGTGTTTTGGTCGCGGCCTCGTTCAACGCCGTCGTCGTCGACGCTTTCGGGGCCATGCCGTACTCGCGCATGATGCGCGTCGCCTCAGGTACCCCGCCCTTCACCGGCGGGGTATTGGTCACCTTGCCCTCGACGAGGCGGGCGATTTTCAAGCCCTCAATATTCGCACCGGTGGCACCCTTCGCCGTCGCAAGGCGGGCGATGTCGGCGCCCTTGCCCATCTCGGTGAAGGGCTTTGACAGGAGCGATGCGACTGCGGGGGCGGCGCTACGGACCATTTGGACGGCGACGGGAGCAGCGCCGCCGGTCATCGCCGACATCAGCCCGGTCTTCGCCATCTCGCCGACCAGCTCCTGCGGTTCAAGGGTCTTGGACTCACCCGCGCCGGTCACGACGCCCTGCAGACCACCGACACCGATGCCGGTGAGCACTGCCTTCCCGAGGTCGCTCGCCTTGCCGGCAGCACCAGCGGGTAGGAGCAACGAGGAAAGGATTTGACCGGCGCCGGTTTTCAGTGGCTCGGCAGCGCGGGATTCTTCGAGACGCTTTCGCTCCTCGTCGCGTGCTTGGCGGTACGCGGCCTGGGTGGATTCGACGAGGCCACCCTCGGCGCCACCGTACCCGGTGAGGGCGTCGCGGGCCCGTCCGTAGACGTTGCCCAGGGCGCCAGCGGCGCCGGCAAGCTCGTCGCCGAAGCTCGCGGTGACGCCCTGCTTGGCGCCGGTGGCCAAGCTCTGCTCATAGAATGGGCGGGCGTCGATGCGGCGCTGTAGCTCCTCGTCGCGGGCCCCCTTCATCACGTCGCTCACCGCTGCAGTCGGCGCTGCCGCTGCGGGTTGCGCTCGTCGTCGGCGCTCCTTTTCGAACTCGAATGCCTGGATTTCTTCTTCGAGTGTCATCGCTTCCTGCTTTCAAGTTGCTGACCGTATGCGGCGAACTCGGCGTCACTCATCTCGCTGATGGGTTTGGTGGGAGCGGCGGGGGCTGCACCGTCGGGGGCTGCACCGTCGGGCAAGTCCAACCCGCGCTTCTCGTATGCCGTGATGCGGCGTTGCTTGACGTCCCCCTTGAGCGCATCGAGGACGGCCTTCGCCGTCTCATTGCGGGTGGCGAGGCCGAGGAACCCGCTATCGACAAGACCCTGTCGCATGAGCTTCACCTCATCCGAACGGGCGACGCTGCCGGGGTCGGCGAGTTTGGCGAGGTCGGTCGCGATTTCAGTGAGGCGGCGGTCCATCACAGCCCCCTCGGGGCCGGTGAGTTCGAAGGTGCCGGTCTTGTCGATTTGCGCCTTGATGGCGTCGATGTTGCGGTCGATGTTGCTCGTGAAGTTTTCGACTTCGAGCACCTGCTGACGCTTCTTTTCGGTGGCAGACATTGCAGCGTTCGCACGAGCTGACCCCGGTCCACCGGCGGCCTCGTTGCGCAAACGCTCCACCTCAAGGCGGAGCTTTTCCGACCGCATCGCAGCATCGGGGCTCGGCTGCTTTGCACCGCCACCGAGGGGGGCCGTGGCCTTGCGCTCGGCGAGCTGGGCAGCGGCCTCACCCTGCCGGGCTTTCGCGGCGAGTGCTGCAGTCGTGTCGACGGCGACATCGCGAGCCCCGAGTACTGTTCGCCAGTCGGACGCGGGCAGACCCCGGGCAACGGCGACGCGTTCAAGTTCGGCCTGTGAAACTCCACCTGGGCGAGAAATCAGGCTCTCGGTGTCCGATGCTGCACCGGCGATGTTCGTCGCACGTGCTTCGAGAACAGCCTTCGCCCGGTCGGCCTCGAGCTTCGCGTTCGCCTTCGCCATGTCGGCGGCGGCCTTCGCAGCGTCGACGCCTACGCGCGCGTTACGGGCCTCGACGATGGCAGCGTCGCGGGCCTTGCGGGCCTCGAGGTCGGCGGCGAACTTGCGCTCGGCGAGGTCACGCTGCGCCACGTCGCCAGCAATCCCGGCGCCGGTCTGGATGAGGGCGGGCAGGAGCGACGCCAGCGCCGTTGACCGGGCAGCGTCACGGCCTGCGCGGATGCGCTCTTGTTCGAGTTGCATCGGGGCGAGGCCAGCGGCGGCGAGGATTTCAGCTGTGCGAGATGCGCGCGACATTGGTCACCCGTTTATCAGTTGGATTTGGTCGTGAGCAGTCCGACGCCAGTAGATGCCCGAGTCCCGCGCGCCACCGATGGTCATCGGAGTCGCCGACCATGCGGGCAGGTTTATCGTCGAGGTGCAGCTCGTTTGCAGCTCGGCACGACGCTTCTCCATCGACGAAAGGGGGGGCTCGCCGGTTTTGATCCAGCACATCGACGCGGCTGTGTGGGCGAGCAACTGGTCAAGGGTGGTCAGCGAGATGGTCGCTTGTGACCAGATGAACGGGTCTGACGACAGCGCCGGGAACGCCGCTCGCGGAACGTAGGTGATGCGGCATGGTTGCACCCCGACGACGTTCGCGAACCCGTCGAAGACCCGACATGGCGGGACTTGAAGTACGCCATTCCCGACGACAATCGCCACGTTGGAAATCTTCAACGGGGTGACGCTGGCGAGAGCGACGACACCGGCTGACGTCGAAGAAATGTCGACGGACTGAAAAAAGATATTTGCGCCGCTGTCGACGACGCTTTGCCAGACTTCTTCCTGTGCAACCTGCAACGCCGTCGTGATTTCGGCGTCAGATATCAGCGGGTTGTTGTCCTTATCGTCGAGAAGGAAGCGGACGCGGGTGATGGCCTGGGCAAGCGTCATCGTCATCGGGGGCCTCGTTTCGTCCGTGACATTGCAGCGGCGAGCATGTCACGACCGTCGACGACACGCGCTAGGCTTTTGTCGATAGCGCGGCGAAAGTCGGCGCGGTGGTCTTGGAGTGAGAGCTCCTGCCGGGCCTCTTGGCTCAACCGGTAGCGCTCGGCCTTGTCGAGGACGTGCCACGCTTCCCACTGGCGTTTGCCATGCAGCCCGTCGAACACACCAGCCCCATCGCGCAGGAGCCCGACGACCATCGGCATCCCGCTAGACTCGTGCTCGATGGAGCACATGGCCACACTGCCACCGTGGGCACGAGAGACGAGCACGCGGCCGAACGGCGTGTGATGAAGGTCGGGGTCGTCGTTGATGGCGGCGAGGTCCATCACTTCTTCTCGCTGGCGAGAGGGGGAGCGGACCTGGTGACGACGGCCTTGCTGATGGCCTTCACCTTCGCGGCGTTCTTCGCGCCGATGCTGCCCAGCTCGCGCACGACCATCTCGCTTACATCGAGGATGCGGTCATCGATGTCCGTTGGGGTCGCGTGGATAAAGGGGCCCAATGCGTCGTTTGCGCCTTTGACGGCAGCAACGATTTGACGTCGGCGGGCCTCGTCCATATGGGCCGCCCACAACGGAATCACGAGGGGGCCAGCGATGAGCGCCAACCCGCAAGCGGTGACCAGGGCGGCGAGGATGACGGGAATGAACGTGAGAACGGCGGCGGGCATGAAGGGCCTTTCAGCGGGGACGGTTGCGAGTATTTGCTTCGTCGAGGCGGTTCACATCGGCGCGCAGGGCATCGAGTTTGGCGCCGATGCTGCCCAGCTGCGTGAGCACCTGTGACCGCTCGGTGCTGGCGACTTCGAGCACGGTGACCTTCTCGGTCAGTACGAGGGTCTTGTCTCGAACGTTGGTGATGGATTGCGCGACGACGAGAGCGCTCGCGACGACGACGGCGCCGATGACGGATACAAGCCACATGGGGACGGTGACGCCGTTCGCGACGAGGTGTGTTGTCTGCTGTGTCATTGGTGCCCCAAGTAAGAAACCGAGCCCCGTCGTCGTCAACGGGGCTCGGTTGGTTGCTCAGAGACCGGTGAGGCCGGTGATGACGCCGATAGCGCCACGCTTGGCGCAGTACAGCTGATAGGAACCAGTGAAATCCGAATCCATCGACAGGGTTGCGCGGTTGGTCACGACGACGCCGCCCAACTCGGTCAGCTCCTCGGGGGCCATCTCGCTCCACACGCCGAGCTTGGCATGGTCGCGATTGTGGAACACCACGATGGTCTGCGGGCAGTTCGGGTCAATCAACACGGGACGACCGGCGAGGTCGAGGCCCGAGCTGCGAACGTCCCCGTACTTGTCGCTGCGGGCGCCGAGGGGCTGGGGCCGCTGGGCAGTTGGCTGGATGCTCATGCCGAAGACCGCGCCCATGGCACCGGCCTGGATGCGGTGAGCGGCGGCGACCTGTGGACTCATAAGCGCATCGGTGAACTGCTCGCCCGAGTACTGCGTGATTCGAGCGTCAAACTGCAGCGCAGCTTCGTGAGAGTAAGCCGCGCCGAGCGAAATGGTCTGACCAACCCAACCGGGCAGCGAGGCGGGAGCAATGCCGCCGAACGAGGACGACGCGCCGCTGCCGGCGATGTCGTCGAACGAGTTCAAACGCTTGCCCGCGATGGCCGTCGCGTTACCGCCGAAGCCGGGGTACGTGCCGCGCAGGGCAACGATGTCGTCGACGGCGACGGCGGTGGCGCCGAGGGCGACGACGGAACCGGTCGCGGGGTTGATGACGTCATTGATGAACGTGACGTTACCGGCGACGTTGGCCGAGTTCGAGCCGACGACGGCAGCGACCTTGCTCACGCAGCGGATATTGTACGAGAGCGCGAGCGACGTATCGACGAAGTTGTACGATGCGCCGGGGATGAAGAGCGACACGTCGAGGAACGCAATCGTCACCGTTGAATCGGCAGCGGTGCCGGACCAGGTGGCGACGGCCTGAGGGACGACGGCGCCAGCGTACAGACCGCGACCGATGTGACGGGCAACGCTCTTCGCCGAGGCATCGAGCTTGCTGTCGAGCATCTTGGTCAGCTCGCGGTCGGCGAGTTTGGCGAGCATCGCCTGCTTGCCCAGCGAGACGCGGGTCGTGACCATGGTGGGGATGAAACGGGCCTTGACCGGGGTCGTGGTTTGACCATTGGGGCGGTTGTCGAAGTCGAGGGCGTAGGTGGTCGCGGGCGACTCACCGACGTCGGCAGTGACGACGAGTTCTTCGCCATCCTGTTCGACTTTTTCGAGCACACCGCTACCGATGAGCGGGCTCATCGACGAGATGGTGTTGACGAAACGTTCGGGACCGAACTCGGCGATGATGCCGCTGATGTTGTTGATTGTGACGTTTGCGAGAGCCATTTGAGAACCTCAGTGAGTTGGTGTTCTCGTCGTCAGGACTGACGGCGAGCGTCAAGGAAATCGAGCATCCCCCTGGCGTTGTTTGCAAACCGGCCTGTTGCGCCGGGTGCTCCACCTGGTGCCCGTGCCCCGACGGGGACGTTGCCAACGGTGGGGCTTGATTGACGAGGGGCGTAGCCGAGCGATTCGAGCCGCTTGACCTCCCGCTCGTGAATCATGCGCGCGGCCTCGCTGGCGCTAAGGTCATGGCGTGCCTTCATGGCGGCAATGACGTCGGCGCGGTTGGCGAGGCGGTGCGTGGAAAGTGCGCTCTCGATTTGCGTCGAGAGCCGCGCCTTTATCTGCTCACGCTCGGCCTCGTAAATGAAGCTCTGCTGCATCTCGCGCAACTTCGCTTCGTGTTCGAGGGCGAGAGCGTCGGCGCGCTCTTTGGCTCGCTGCGACAACCTGACATCAGCAAGCTCCTCGTCACGAGGGTCGTACTGCACACCTTCCCGCAGCTGTTGTCGGAGGCGGTCGTTCTCCTCCTGCAGGAGCTGCGCAGCTGTGCTGTACCGCTGATTCTCGTGAGCGAGCCGAGCCGATTCCTCTCGTGCTGATTTCACGTTGTCGGACAGCTTTCCGATGCGCGCCTTGAACGCCGCCATGGGGACGACGTCGGCGGAAACCTTGCGCTCGTCTGATGCGTCGACGTTTTCGTCGGTCGCATCGGTGCCCGGTGACGATTCCGGTGAATCACCCGTCAGAGCAGGCTGACCGGCGGGTGAACCCGGGGCCTGAAGGGTTGCAGCGGCTGCAGCGGCGCGCTTGGCGGCGATGCTGGCCATCATGCGGGACTGCGTGGATACCGATGCCTGTGGGGCTCCGGTCTCCTGGGTGTCGGTGGGCGAGGCCGACGAGGCGCCCGAATCGACCGCAGATGCGGCGGAGATACTTGTCATGCTACATAGGTAGCACTGTAGCAGAATCTGTGCAACGCTGGCGCATCAGGAGGCCACCATGGCGCGAAGATTGACCCCCGAAGATTTGGCATTGACGGAATCAGAGAAACGTGCAGCGCAGGTCGTCGGCGAGGGTGGGGCGGGCAATCGCGCCATCGGTAGCGGCGTCGGGAACGTGCTCGGTGCAGGCCTCGGGGCCCTCGGGTTTCTCGTGCCTGGTGTCGGAGCTGTGCTCGGTCCTGCGGCGATGGCGGCGGGCTCGCAGCTCGGCGGTGCTCTCGGTGGCATGGCCGCTGATGAGTTGTCCTCGGGCGAGCTAGGCATGGCCGAAGACACGCTCGCCGAGGGCGAGATGGACCGGCAGAAAAAACTCGCACGCTACAAGCTGCGACAGGCGGCGTTGAACGATTTGATGAGCGAGGACTGACCCATGGCCGACCTCCCGCTGACGTCGTCGATTCTCGAAGATTTCAACAAGCACAAGCGCCAAGGGGAGCGCATCGCGTTGCCATATCGGCAGCTCGGTGAACTGTGCGAGATGTTTGTCGGCGGGAGGCAATGGGGCGTCTACAGCGGGCAGCGTCGACAGGTGGTCAAGGACGCATGGTTCGACGAAGAAAACGTGCCGCGCTCGCACATCAACATGTGTCAAGGGCTGATGACGACCTTCTCGGCCTTGCTCAACAAGGACCGACGCAGCGCTCTCGCGACGGCGTCGACACCCGACGACCCCGAGGACATCTACAATACGGAAATCACGAACCGAATCATTGACTACGTCGCGCAGGAGCAGAAAACGGCGAGCAAGATTCACCAGGCCGTGCAGTATGCGTTTCAGGATGGAACGGCCGGCGTCAAGGTCTGGCCCGACGAGGTTCGCGGGGAAGTTCGATGGGCCCGTCTAACGATCCACGACTATTGGATTGACCCCGTCGAGGACTGGCATGACGCGAAATGGGTCATCTTCGAGAATCACTACGGAGAGGATGAGGTTGCGGCGATGTGGGAAGCGGGCGGCGTCGCTGGCCTTCCTCCCGAAGAAACCGAGTACGTGAACGCGGCCGGTGAAACGGTCTGCGGGATTGTTGGTCACGAATACTGGGTCCGCCCGTCGAGGAAGTACCCTGACGGCGTGTTCGCGGTCATCATCGGCACCGTCGTCGTCGTGCGCAAGGCCTATCCGCTCGTCGTCAACACCGAGGGCGACCGTAAAGAGTCGCTCCTACCCCTGTCATTGATGAAGATTCGATTTCGTCGGGACAGCGCCTACGGAATCACCCCGCTCGCCGACGTAATCAACCTGCAGCGATTGTTGAACGAGACGCACGCACGCACCATCAAGGTGATGCGACTGGTGACGAATCCGCAAATCGCGATGCCGAAGACACTTGCGGACAGCATCGACATCACGAGGACGAACACGATTGACTATGACCCGAAGATGGACGACGCGCGGTCGAAGATTTTCGCCGTCGAACTGGGCGCGGTTGGCCTCGACTTGTACAAGCTACGCGACGACGCGAAGGCCTTCATGTTTGACGTCGTCGGGCTCAATGAGGTGACCAGTGGCGGCGCTGCCCCGACGTTGAGCGGGCGAGCAATCGAGGCCTATTACGAACTCGACAGCCAGAAAAACAGCGACGCGTTGAAGTCGCTCGAAGACATGGTGCTAGATGCATGGCGTTTGTGCCTTGCCATCATTCAGTTGTACTATCCATCCCCCCGCGTTGCGGAAATCACGCGGATGGACGCGGCCGACGTGTTCACCTTCACCGGCGCCGACGTGCAAGGAAAAAACATCCGTCTCGAATCGGCGAGTGAGTTGGAACGCCGCACCGACGTACGCATCGGGAAAGCTGTTGAAAACGCGCAGGCCGGGGTCGGTGGCGCCGAGGATGTGGCCGCAGCGCAAAAGACCGCGCCGAACGCCGTCGCGAAGCAGGCTGCAGACCTCGCGGTGAAAACCTATCTTGCCGCTGGCGACGTCGATATCAACGTCAACGACTACAGCATCCCCGCATTGCGCGAGAGCATCGCTCGGGCGAAGTCCAGGGCCATCGCACAGGGCAAGAAAGCCGACTTCGTTGACCTGGTGATGCTCGAAAACATCATCACCAACCAGATTGAAGGCACCGAGCCCGATACAGGTGCATCGACCCCGACGATGCCCGACAACCAACAACAACCATCACCGCCCGAAGGGGCTTGAAGGACACCATGGCAACATCTCTCGTCAATCGCGCAGGCCTCGGCCTTGTTCTCAATGCCTCGGCCGTCCAGGACGGTAGCGCCGTCCTCGGTTTGACCCCCGTAAAGGTCACGTTGCCCGACGTCACCGCAAACGGTGGCATCCTCGGATATGTCCGTATTCGCGTCGTCAATCCGAACGGCGTCGGGGTCAATCTTGCGACCAAGATTGTTGGACGTGGCGCAGCTGCCCCGACGTTCGATACGACGTTCTCGGCGACGAGCGGGCGGCATGTGCTCCCCGGTCAAGTCGATGAGTTCATCATGCCAACGACGCACGAACTCTACATCGTCGCCAGCGCTATCACGTCGTCATGGTCCGTGAACTCCCAGCACGTTCACTGAGCGATATCGTCGACGACTATCAACATCGGAGCGCATCACATGGCCATCCCTCGCCCAGACACTCGCCGACAACCACCGAAGCTACCCCCGCAAATGCGTCCCTTCGACGACCTCGAAGACCTGGCCTCCTCGAGGATGCCAGCGAAACCGAGCACGGAACGGCCGATGGGTGCGACGGCGCCACCGAAGGCCATCGAGAGCCGCAGCGACAAGGCGGAAGCCGAGCGCCGACGGGCCGACGAACAGGCCCAGGCCGCGCAGGCTGAGGCGGCGGGACAGGGTGGGGGCGTGCAGTACACCGGAGGCAAAAAGGACGACCAAGCCGCGCGCGACAAGCAAATGGAAGCGGCCTTGAAGGCCAAGGGCGGCGACGACGGCATGGACGAGCTGGCGCGCGCACGACAAGCGGCGGCGCAGGAAATCGACGCGCAGAATGCACGGGCAGCGATGGACCAGCGCTCTCGTGCAGGCCTTGGCGGGCTCGGGTTGTCGGGTGCAGCGTCGATGGCCGAGGGCGACCTTGCACGACAACAGGCCCGCAGCAAGGTGCTTACCATGCAGCAGTTCGACCAGGCCGCCGAGGATGCGAAGTTCACCGACATTCAACGGCAAGCAGCTCTCGACGACCTCGAGGACGCGGCGGGGATTGATTACAATAACGACGGGCTCATCGCCGGACAGACTGGGGCGGAGCGCAAGAGAGAGTCCATTGCTGAGAAGCAAAAGGAAAAAGAAGCTCGCCTTGCCAAGATTTATGACAAGTTCCCCAAGGGGCTGACCGGCGGAACCAAGTCGATGGATGGAACGTGGTTTTTTCAGGTCCAAAGACCGGGAACATCGGGTCTCTCGTCGCAGGACTTCGACGAATACTACATGACCGACGAGGAATACCGCGCGTACCAAAAGGCTGAGGGCTGACCATGCTCATCAATCGCGCCACAATCCGCAGACAGCTCGCTGGGGACCCTCCCGAGGACCTCGGCTCACCCGAGGCACGCGCAGGCGCCCTCGACGAGCTGGGGGCCTCCGACGCAATCCCCGCAGGCCCGGGACTCCCGCCGAACGAAGCTCGGGCGATGCAGGGTCGCTCGTCGCCGATGTCGCAACAGGCGCGGACGGGGCGGGCGAGCCTGCTCGGTGACCGCTGATGGTAATGCGCGCCTTCGATGCCAACGCAACTCGCTCGGTTCGACGGGCGACCATCGTCTACAGCGCCGACGACATCCGCAGAAACATCACGTTGCGATTGAGCGACGGGCTCCCATGCGTCCTCGAGATGGGCAACGACATCCCCATCACGTCGGGGTTCACCATCCCCGGCGGGTTGGCGTCGTTCTCATTGGACGGGGCGCAGCGCTTCAAGTTCATCGTGTCTGGGTCAGTGCCGTTTCTGTTCTATGCGAAGGGTGCGGCGACGGATAACGGTTGTCCAATCGAAGTTGGCAACATTGAAGTTTTCGTCAAAAGCGGGTCAACGCTGTCGAGGGCATTTCTTATTGAACAGTTCGGCGACAATGCTCCCACAACAGACCGCCGGCCGGTCATGTCGATCAGGAACATGTTCATTCAAGCTGTTGACCTTGGTGGTGTCACCTGCGTCATGGAGCACAGCACCTTCATCGATGTGCTTTTCAGGGTTGCCATCGTCGACGTCGATGGGTTGCAATGTCGCAACGTGACACATTTTCTTGGAGATACAGATTTCAGCAATCTGTACCTTGGGTGCCGGTTCGACGGGATCACGTCGACGACAACAATGTCGTTTGGACGAGGGGCGGTATCCGCTGGCCTTGTCAGCTGCAGCATCTCGGCGATGTTTGGAGAGATCCAAATATCAATCGGCGACACATCGCTGGCGTCGTTCGTGTCCTGCAACGTCGACAGCTACACCGGCAACGCAGGGCAAAACACGCTTCTTCGGATGCAAGCAGCCCCGCGCACCGTCGGAGCCAACGAGGTTGACCTCGACAACATCACCGGTGGTGGCGGTGCCCCGACGAATGCGACGTATGTCACGCTTTCGGCTAATGCGACCCTGACACAAGAGCGGGTGCTGACGGCCGGGGCGGGCATCAGCATCGTCGACGGTGGCGCAGGTGGCGCGGTGACCATCTCCTCGACTGGCGGCGGGGCCACGCTGACGGCGGCTACCATTACGGTCCCGTTCGGGCTGCAGGAGCAGACGGCCACCGGCAGCCACGAAGA